TGCGATAAAAAAGATTACCTGTCCACCAACAATCAAAGATGAGTATTGCAAGAAAGCATTTGAGACCCACGCAGATTTTTTAACCACACTGCAAATTGCACAAGCGGTTGATGTTCCACAACTGGAATCAATGTATGTTTTACTGGAACAAATTCGCAGACTGGCAGTCTCCATGCAGAGCATGGAAGTGTTGAATGTTAATTATGAAAAAGTAGCATTGCTATATGCACGACTCACGGATCGGTTTGACAAACTGGCAGGTGCTTATTTTGTTTCACCTACTGCAAGGGCGCGAATGACCAAGGAAATGCTTGACATAAAAAAAGGCGAAGCAGAAGTTGAGTCCATTGTCTCCCGTAAGCTCAGAGAGAAACGTGCATGAGCCATCAAGACGATGTGACCAAGTATTGCAGGGACGTTCTCAGTGGTCGAATCCTTTCAGGCATCTACACCAAGAAGGCAGTTGAACGATATCTTCGTGACCTGAAGCGACAGAAGGAACCATCGTTCCTGTACGAGTATTGTCCTGACCTTGCCGACGAGGTAATGGATTTTGCTGAGTCGCTACAAATTCCAGATATACAGCGAGAGGATGGAAGCAAGAACTTACTCTTGTTGCCATGGATGAAGTTCATTTACGCCAACATTTGGGGATGGAGATTGAAGTCTGACAACAACATCCGCCGATTCAGATACGGATATTGCGAGGTTGCCAGAAAGAACAGCAAGACAACGAGCATCTTGTTTCCTTGGGTATTGTGGGATTTCATTTCGACAGATTCGGCAGAATCATACTTTGTCTCTGCTGATGGACTCCAATCAGACAAGAGCTACAAAGAACTCAACTACATCATCAAGGCAGACAAGGATTTGTCAAAACATACTGCAAGCACAGTCAACGCTGTAACATTGAACCATAGTCGTATTGCCTTCTTCTCTTCAGAGTCGATGGGAATAGATTCATATAAAAACAGTATGTCAATTATAGACGAGTATCATTCATATTCATCGGACAAGATCGTTACAGCATTCCGCTATGGTGGTCGAGCAAGACCAAACAACCTTGTCATGATAATAACCAGTGCTGGTAATGACATCTCTGGGCCTTGTTATGCTGAAGCACTTAGGTGCAAGAAGATTTTGAATGGTGCATTTGATGACGAGACTTATTTCGGAATCATCTATGCATATGATGATGAGGACAAATGGGATGACCCTTCCCTTTTCATCAAAGCGAATCCAAGCCTTGGGACATTCTTGAAGCAAGAGATACTTGAGAACGATATGAACGATGCTCTTACGCTTCCAGCCCATCAACCCGACTTCAAGAGCAAGACTTGTGGCATCTGGACATCGGCTGTTTCAAACTGGATACCACTACAAAAGTGGGAACGGAATAAAAATTATATTTTCGATGAGAAGGAACTTGAAAGGCGGGACTGTTTTGGGGCGTTGGATTTATCTTCTGTCAACGACTTTACTGCTCTGACATTGTATTTCAAATTGGACGATGGCAAGTATTATCCAAAGCACTGGTTCTACGTTCCATCCATGACGGTGATAAATAGATACAAGAAAGAAAACATCAACATCTTGGCTTGGATACAGAATGGAATTGTCACCTCGATTGATGGGGAAACAATAGATCAGAGTGTTATCATTAGTGATATATTATCCCTTGCTGAAAAATATCATATACGAGAGATAGCGTGTGATCCGTGGCAAGCGGATATTGTACAGAACGCAGTAAATGATAAACTCGGAAGTGTTGTTTTCAAGTTTCCGCAAGGACTTGAGAAAATGGGATTGCCAACTCAAAAGTGGGAAAAGGCAATTCTTGATGGTGATATAGTTGACAACAATCCTGTCATGCAATGGATGATTGGTAATGCAAAGATAAAAATAAACGCTAATGGATTTTACAAACCGCTCAAAGAATACGCGAGTTCTGGAAACAGGATTGACGGCGTAATAACCAGCATCATGGCTTTTGATAGATTGACAGTGAATACAAGCAAACCAACAAGGGAATACTCAACAGAAGACCTTTTAGCATCTATTTGATACAAGATAATCTGTAGCAATCCATCAATTCTAAAAACTTGGAGATATAACATATGGCAAATATATTTCAGAAACTATTTCAGAAGCGGTCATTCAGCACCACTATGATGCCACCAGAATACGCATTTGGTTATGGGACGACAACTACAGGTTCTATTCGATCTGATGGCACGAGTCTTGCCGCGATTGATTTGATTTGTAATGCCATCGCGGGACTATCAATAGATGTGTACGACAGGGACAACCGTAGCAAACAGGATGGCTATTTCCTTCAGACGCTTCTGAAGAACCCTAACGCTGATGAAACTAAATCAGTCTTCTTTTATCAACTGGCTCATGATTATTTTGAAGGAAATGTTTACCTGTACAAATACATTGACAATACGACTGGTGAAGTGCTGTCTTTGTTTAGGTTGAATCCACTTCTTGTGTCCGTAGAACGCAATGCACAGAATCAGAAGATTTTCACCTATCAGAATCAGCAATACGACTATCGAAACATCTTGCACATACCCAGTAGGTACTTATACGATGGCATCAGGGGATATTCAATTTACGATTATGCAAAATCTGTATTTGAAACCAATCTTGAGATTGACCAATATACAAACAATTCTTTCAATAATTCATTAGGCAAACGCTTGGTCATAGATATAAGTAATGCCTTCCCCAATGCCACGGCTGAACAGGTTGAAGCAATCCGTCAGAAGTATGTCAGCAACTATACCGGCGCGGAGAATGCTGGCAAACCCATAATCAAGACCAATAAAATTGAACTGACTGCACTGGATTCTGGTTTACCTGACAATAGGGCTTCCCAGTTGACTGAGAATAGAGCATTTCAGGAATCTGAGATTGGCAAAATGTTTCCGATTGCTCTATCAATCCTCAAGGGCGACAACAAGTATGGTTCGCTTGAGCAGTTGTATATGCTGTTCGTCGATACCTGCTTGAAACCGATATGCAATGTCTTCGAGGAATCATTCCAGAAACTATTGCCACTATCTGATAGAGGACGATTGTATTGCGAATACAACTACAACTCACTTTTGAAGACCGACCTTAACACCCGCATTGAAACCTACAACAAACAAATCTATTCAGGCATACTTAGTATTAACGAGGTTCGAGCAAAAGAAAACCTTATGCCTATCGAAGCTGGCGATACTCATTGGATGCCCGCCAATAACATCCCGATCCGTCAGGATGTGGAAGACGCGATGTTGGCTTCAGCCAAACTGAAGGCACAGGAATTACTAAATCCAAATCCTGCGAATAATATTGGTTCGGATAAAATCTAAAAAAGGCATAGTTTCTATTGAGAGGTAGAAACTTATGGACAATCGAAATTTTGATGGTATTTTGTGGAGTAAAAGAAAAGACGGATACTGGTTTAATACAGAATTTGGACTACAGCACATTTATGTCTGGCAACAAGTTCATCAAGCAACAGTGGATACACCTGATGATGTGATTCATCATATTGATGAAAACCGTGAGAATAATGCTATAGATAATTTACGGTTGATGAGTCGTGGAGATCATACAAGGCTACATATGTTTGGTAATAAGAATTGTATTGGATATGAGCATTCTGATGAAACCAAGCTAAAAATGAGTGAAGCACGGACTGGTGACAGAAATCATATGTTTGGTAAACGTCATTCTGATGAAACAAAAATAAAGATAGCAAATTATGCGGTTGGCAATAAGAATTGTGTAGGCAGAAAATTGTCTGATGAAACAAAACAAAAAATGAGTGAAGCAAGAAAGCGATATTGGGAAAACAAAGCAAAGATAAGTTGAGGATTAAAAATGAAACAAATTAGAAATATGACGTTTAGAGATATCCAACTTCGTGCCTCAGAGTCAGAAGGCAAGAAGACATTGGTTGGAATAATCCCATACAATTCTCGAAGTGAGGACATGGGTGGATTCAAGGAAATGATTTCGCCTACTGCTTTCAACAAGACGTTGGCAGATAAAGCAAATGTGAGTGCATTGTTTGCTCATGATACATCAAAGGTTTTAGGTAGCACCCGATCAGGAACTCTGAGACTTACCAGTTCAGATGAAGGACTGTTGGCTGAGTGTGATTTACCGAATACGTCCTATGCTAATGATTTATTTGAACTTGTATCGAGATCGGATTTGAATCAGATGTCATTCGGCTTCATGCCTATTAAACACACAGACAAGGGATCATTGAGAACCTTAACGGAAGTAGCATTGAAGGAAGTTTCATTTGGTGTATTGATGCCCGCTTATTCAGAAACATCTTCCGCCGCCCAGCTTAGATCAATCATGGAGGTTCGCAAAGTGGATATAAATGTCCTTACAGAAATATTAGCCAAGGAAACTATAGAGGATGCAGACAAAGAAGTCATCGCTCAAATAATCGGGGAACTGCAAAAGTTGGTTCCATCACAAGAGGAAAAAAAAGTCGAAGAGCCAGTCGAAGAAAAACCAGCCGATTCAGTCCCGCCGTCAGATGACACGGGAGTAGCCGAAGCACTGGAAAAATTGCGATTAGCTTTAGAGCTTGAAATCGAAAACGAAATCTAAAATTACAGGAGATTTAATCATGGACAAATTTGATATTGAACTTGAAATGCGATCACTCTCTGAGAAAGTCAGAGCAGGATCAGTCACTGCCGAAGACGGACGAAAGCAACTTGATGCTCTCCGTGCCCAGAAGTCTGAGATTCAGAAAGCTGAAGCTCTTGCCGCCGCTCCTATCGAGAAGAGGAGCAATATTGTTTCTTTTGCTGACATCCGCAATGCCATGCTTGAGAAAAGAGCCGTTGCCATCAATGGCACTGGTGCCATCAATCAGGTATCAGAAATTGTGAAATTGATACAGCAAAAGACTCCATTGCTTAGTATGGTAAAGTATTTTTATGGAGCCAATGCAAGCACTAACATCCCTTTACTCAGCCCCGGCCTCGCCGCACCAGTGGCTCAGTCTGAAGCGTATGATGGTGGATCAACTGATTCAACCGCCGTACTTTCCAGCGTATCAATCACCCCTGTTGGTTACAACTCGGTTCTTCCAGTTTCTTGGGAAGCTTTGAACCTTTCAAGTGCTAACCTTGAATCCCAGTTCCCACAGTTGTTCGCCGATGTATATGCAACCACACTCCATAAAACCATCGTGGACACACTCTTCCACACTGCTTCCGTAGCCTCGGCAAACAAAATTGAATGTGCCGCATCTGGACTTCCTTCTGTCATTGATTTGGCAATGTTGGCAATCAGTATGCAGGATTACATGGATGACGCAGTTATTGTTACTTCTCCTGCCGCGTATCGCAATGCTCTCGCTTCCGCGACTGACACTGTTGGTAAACTTTATGTTGAGGAACTTATCCGTTCAAAGACTATCGAAGGCGTGAAAGTTATTCTGAGTGGGTTCTGCCCCGTGTCAGTTTCAACTGGCGTAATGACGGCAGTTGGTGGACGCATGAGTGAGTACGGAGTCGGTATGGCTTCCGAATTGGTTATTCAGCCAAAACAGAAGTTGGGTAACAACTCTACATTCTTTGACTCATTTATGTATTGGGGCGGCAAGGTTATTCAACCTGCGAATTTGTATGCCTTAAAAGCGAAGGCTTCGGGCTGATTAGTTTAATCTGGTGGGGGAGAGCCTAAATCTACAGAGGGCTTTCTCCCACTTTTAGCATAGTTGAATTCAGGGAGATTCAATTATGTGGAAAGATGCGGAAGGCTATTTAAGAACAAGGGTAAATGGGAAACAGTGCTTAATGCATAGGTATGTATGGATGCAAGAAAATGGCGAGATACCTGAAGGCTTTGATGTCCATCATAAAAATGAAATGAAAGATGATAACCGTATTGAGAATCTTGAGTTGAAAGCACATGGGAAACATTCAAGTGAACATAAAATGAAGTATGGTTTACTAAATACTAATACAAGTGGATATAGGTGTGTTACTTGGCATAATATTGCAAAAAAGTGGCAAGCGAGAATACGGAATGGAGATGTTCGATTATCACTTGGACTCTTCTCCACCCCAGAAGAAGCCGCCAGAGCATATGATAAAAAAGCAAAAGAGTTATGGGGAGCAGATGCTTTCCAAAACTTCAAGGATGAATAATGGCAAAGAAAAAAGTTATAGTTACCCCTGAAGATGAATTAGCAACTGTATCCATTCCTGAAGACGGCGATGGCAATCCAATGGTTTGGATGATTAAAATAAAAACGAATAGTTCAGGGCCATTAGGCGATTTTTATCGTAACAGAAAATATCAAGTGCCGTTTAAGGTGTTTTTGGAACTGCACCAGCATGGCGAGGCTGAACTTTGTCAGGAGCAATAATATGAAATTTTGTGCTGTAGAAGATTTGAATAAATACTCTGGCAATTTCGATGAGGACTTGTCATCACTCAAGGAAATCTTCCTCGATTCCGCTGAGTCTATTGTCATTGATTATCTGGGATACGATCCTCTTGAAAAAGATTATGCCTCTATTCTCTCAGGTGCAGACAAACCATATGTCCAACTTCGGGCGCAACCAATTTCAGAAATCAAGACGGTCAAGGTTGATGGGGTTACTCTTGATCCTGCCGACTTTATTAGCGACAAGGAAATGTTGATTCACAAAGATTTGGAATCCAGCTTTACTGAAGGCACGAATAATGTCCTCGTTACCTATACTGCTGGCTATGCTGACGAAGACCTTCACGGAGTCATCAAACTGACAGTCCTGCGGATCGCAGGTTTAATGATGACTGAGCAAGGCGGAAACATCGGCGTATCAAGCAAGTCATTTGACCAAGGTGGCTCAAGAACATTTATCAATACCAAAGATTATGCTCCTTATCTCAAACTGCTTGATCCAATTAGAGTGGAGCGAATCTAATGATACTGGATATTCGGGCAGACATACGCGAGGTGCATGAAGCCCTCAAAGATGTTGATGTCAAGATGCGTAAAATCCATAAAAAGATTTTAACTGCACTGACCATCCAGATGCGAAACAAGATTGCCAAACAGGTTTATAGTAAGGGATTAAAAAAAGACGAAGGTGATCTCAAAAAATCCATTTACAAATGGAGCAAATCAGACCGCACTGGTGTAGTTGGTTCGAGCAAACAATACATTGCCCAGACTCATGAGTGGGGCAAGACAATAGTTCCAAGGAAAGTTGCCAGTATGGTTGGATCAAAACTGGTTACCAGATATTTGTGGTTCAAGGCCAAAGATGGAAACTGGGTCAAGACAAAGGAATCCAAGGTTCCAGCCCGTCCGTTCTTTTTCTCAACTGCTCAGGCGTTCATCGACTCACCTGATTTTACAAAAGCAATAGACGGTGCAGTTCAATCTGTATTAAAAAAGGCAGGATTAAATGGAACAGGTTCTTGAAGCAGTAAAATCTTATATACTCGATAAATATAATGAACTCGTTGAAGAATTGTCAGAGCCTGATATTCCGCTCGTTCCAGTCGATGAGCGTTCTGTTATTGTAGGTGAGATAGATTTAGACAAAAATACTTTTTCGCATTGCATTTCTATTATGCCAGTTTCCGAAGAATACGAGGGGTTATCTCTTGGTAGCAATGAGGCAAGATTACAATTAGAAATTTATATTTTTGTTCGCAAGGCAAACCCGAAGTTGCTATTCCAGCAAGCCCAGAGACTTGGGCAAATAATGAAACAGGTTATCTATAACGATGAAACACTTGGTGGAGTAGTTGAGGATACTACTGTCAATCGGCTTGAAGTATTCTTTGGCGTGGAAGGTTCAAACGAAATACAGGCAGTGATGCTTGAACTGACTCTAATATACGAAGAACAGATGTAAAAAAGCATAGTTTCTACTGTGAGGTAGGAACATGGATAATAGAGATTTTGATGGCAAGTGTTGGTATAAAAAGAACGGTTATTGGTGGAATGAAGAGTTTGGATACCAACACAGATATGTCTGGCAACAAGCACATCAGGCAACAATAGATGATGGTGACGAAATCCATCACTTGGATTTTAATCGTGAAAATAATGAAATAAAAAACTTGGAGTTATTGTCAAAGGCAGAACACAAGTCGATTCATATGACTGGGTTTGTCCATTCGCAATACTCTCGGAATAAAATGAGTAAATCAAGAATTGGGAATAAAAATGCTTTGGGAAATAGATTTTCACTATCTGATGAGGCAAATAGAAAAAAATCAGAATCGCTGAAGGGTAATAAAAATGCACTTGGAAAGATTCAATCAAGTGAAACTTGTCTGAAAAAGTCCCAAGCCATGAAGCGATATTGGGAAAAAAGGACGCAAGATAATCTCAGAGACGAATAGTCAAACTAAATCTAATAATAGGAGAACATAATATGTCCAATATCGTAGGTTCAGGCTCTCGCTTTGGAATAGCCAATCAGACAAGTTGGGATACTGCCGATGCTACCGAGGCTACGGCTTTGCTCAATTTTACTTCAGAAGGTATCAAACTCGCTGTTGAACGCAAGGAAGAGGACAGCCTCCTCGCAAGCACCGCCGCAGGATCGCAGGATATTACTGGAAACAAAGTATCTGGTGATTTTTCTGTAGTTGCCAAGCCCGAGGAACTGGGATTGCTCTTTGCATGGGCGCTCGGTGATGAGACTGTCGCCGAAGCAACATCCTATGCAACTGGTGCTTATCTGCATACCTTCACCCCAGTTTCCGCAACGGGTACTCTTCCTGCCTTAACGTTGTTTGCTGATAGAAAAATCGCCATCAAAGCATATCCATCCTGCAAGGTTGAGTCACTTAAACTTGATGCCAAATCTCAGGATTATCTCAGGGCAACTGTATCCGTAAAAGGCAAGAACGAAGAGACAGGTGATTTCGCAACAGGACTTACCGCATCTACTCTCAAGGCTTTCAAGTTTGTAAATGGTACTTGCACTATCGACGGTGCCTCTAATGGAAACATTACTGGCGTTACTCTTGATTATTCAAACAAAATGGATGACGGAGATTTCACGCTTGGATCAGGCATGAATGCTACTGAACCAGTTCATTCTCTTAGGGAAATAACTGTCAATCTCGATACCTTCTACGATACCGCTTCAGAAGCAATTCGTGAAGACAAAGTAAAGACTGGTGCAACTGCGGCCATTGTTTTTACCTTCCAATCGCCATCTGAAATTACTTCTGGCAAGCCATATAAGTTTACAGTTACTTTGCCTAACTGTGACATAACTGCCGCTGATGCCAACATTGGTGGAAAAGATAAAGTCAAGGTAGCAATCACAGCGAAGGCACTGGCTGTTGGCTCAACATCTCCAATAACCATCACCTATTACGATATGGAATCTGCTGAGTTCTTGACTGCGTTGACCTAAACGAAGTTGCACTTAAAGGGGGACGAATTGTATTTAGCGAACAAGAATTCGGATTTTATATCCAAGAAAAGATTTGATATTGGAACGTGGTTTGATATGGCTCCCGAGGAAGTCCAAGTGACAATGAAGGAGCCTACCACACTCCAATATCTGAAGATTCAGGAAGTCTGGACGAAGCATGATGAAACTGAAATCATCCAGAGTTTTTATGAACTGTTTCCAGAACTGATTGTAGACCACAGTTTCTATCAGACTGAAAACAAGAAGATGACCAACCAAGAGGTTGCCGATTTGCTCTTTGGAAAGTTTGAAGCCATCACGGACATCATGAAAATGTATTACGAGTTTCTTGGGGATAGTAAAAAAAAATCGACGATGAAGAGCGAAGCATAAGGACTGTCACGCATGACATGATACGGGGCAACAATCTCGACAAGGAAATAGTCGAGGAATGTGGGCATTGGATTCCATGGGTTAGTTTTGTTTTCATGACTTGCATCAACACCAGATATGGATTCTTTGAACACTTGCCTTTTGCTGGTGCTGTAATGGATCAGCCGATATTTGTCATGATGGTTTTGACGATAATGAAGAGCGAGTTTCTTTCATACCTGAAAGAGATAAACAAACGCAGTTCTGAAGTAGACTAATAAATGAAGAGCAGGAGTCTAACCTGCTCTTTTTTTTATGCAAGATAAGTTGTAAGTGAAATCAACCCTCCGAGGTAAAAATAAATGGCAGATAAAAAAGTTAAATATAGTATCGAAGCTCAGGACAAGACAAAGGCTGGAATTGATTCCTCCATAAAAGGTTTGCTGGGTATTGACGATGCCGTGAAAAAGATGAGCAAGTCGATTACCGATGGACTAAAAATAACTGCCCTCATTGCTTCATTCCAACAGCTTGCCAAATTCGCTTTCGAGAGCGTTGAAGCTTTTGGAGAGTTTGAACGAGTCCAAATCCAGTTAAATACATCCTTGGGAAACAATTCCACCAAGATTGACGAGATGACTGGACTCATTGAAACTCTATCAGACAAGACATTAGCCAGCCGTGAAGAAGTGATGAAGATGGTGACACAACTTGCGTCACTTGGCAAGTCTGAATCTGAAATTAAGAAAATATCATCTGCCGCAATCAACCTGTCGAACGTGACGGGGCAGGGTCTGAACGAAGCCATGAAGCAGGTCAACGCAACCTTCTCTGGATCGACCGATGAACTTGGTAAACTGATACCTGAACTGAAGAACCTGTCAAAAGAACAACTGGCGGCTGGTGGAGCGGCTGATGTAATCAATCAAAAGTTAGGACTACTCTCCGACCAGATGTCGGCAGGTGTCAGTCAGAAAATAAAAAATATGAAAGACACTTGGGCAGAACTCAAGATTGAGTTTGGCAAGGATTTATCCCAAGTATTTTCTCCGCTCATTGGATGGGTAGACAAACTGGGTAAACAGTGGCTCACCAACATCAAGAACATGGAGGACTATAAAAGGGTTCAGGCTGGGCTGGCCGCTGGAGAGACACTTGGGGATCAGACGACAACTGATCTGGCTGGTTCCATTGCTCAGATGCAAGCTGATTTAGAAAAATGGACTGTATTAACACTTGGTTCAGCGACTCCACTGCAATATCAGCAAAAAGCTGGATATGATTCTGAGGGAACTCCTCGTGTATCAACAGAACAAGCTATTGAGATATTTAGCCGATTGTCAACAATCAAGCCGGGAACTCTTGATAAGGAACTTACACCCATACAACGACTGACACGGGATATTGCTTCTTACACAGATCAGTTGAGGACAGCAATACGGGATAGAGAACGGACACCATCCACCTCTGGAACTCCCACACCTGCCGCTTCTCCGTACTCCGAAGCATTCGGTACGTTCATGGCGAGAATGAAGGAATCTGCCGCTCAGTGGACACTGTATAACGACTTGATGGCTAAAGGCAATTCATCGGCACAGATACAGGAAGCGATGGTCAAACGATTTGCAGTTACTTCACCATCCAGTCCATCAGGTGCTGATTGGTCACGATTGAATGCAAACAATACTGCTGGCACTGCTGGTGTTCCTGCACTCTATACAGATTTACTTACACAGATATTTGAAAGTCCAGACGCAATCAAGGCGGCACAAGATGCACAGCGGGCAAATGCCGCTTTTGCAGTTGCAGAATGGGATGCGGAAGTTGCCAAAGAGGAAGCACTCAGGGCTTACACATCTGCATCCAATGACAAATATCTATCAATGATGGCTGAACTTTTTGCCGACAAGACATCAGCAGAGTATCTATTCGGAGAACTGGAAACAGAACGAATGAATGCACTGGCTGAAGCCAAGCTCGCGGGCATGGAAGATTTGTCTACCATTGAAGCATATTACGGTCAGAGGCGGATTGCACTTGAAGCTGAAGTATCCGAGATGATATTGGCGAATGATAAAAAGAATGCTGATGATTTAATAGCCTACAACAAGAAGAAACTGGAAGATGCCATTACAGCGGCTCAAGCAAACGGACTCCGCGATGTCGGTCAGGGTAACGCTGGGTTCAATGCCTACACTGCAATCCAAGGTGCAGGTGCGGCTGTCGGTAGAGTCGGTGGTGGAGAAGGGATAGGTGGAGCAATCATGGGCGGACTGGGGGATATGCTTGGCGGATTGGCTGGGCCAATCGGTTCCATAGTTGGAATGATTTCTTCACTCGGGCCAGTCATGCAAATCCTCGATCCAATCGGTGTTATCCTCAAAGGTATCATGCAAGTCCTTAGCCCAATCATTACCCAACTGCTTACTCCGCTGTTGGGAATGTTGACTATTGTTGGACGAGTGATTGGTGGACTTCTCGCTCCTGCCCTACAGATACTTATTCCCATCGTCCAGCTTATTTCCGAGATATTCATCTGGCTCTACAACAAGGTTGTATTACCTATATATAACGGAATCATGGGTGTATTCAATTGGATTTACAATGCGTTTGTAGATTTTATCAACGGAATTCTGTGGCTCATTGATCAGATTCCTTTTGTGGATGTAGGCAGAGTTGACAAGCGTGATACTACTGCCGGATTCCTTGAAGAAATAACTCTTGCTGATCTATCTGAAGCTGGTGAAAGTGTCACTACTGGTGAATCTGGATCGAGTGCAAGTTATACACAGGGACGAACCATTACCATGAACTTCTACAACCAGTCAGTTGTAGCAGGAGATGCTGGCATTAGACAACTTGCAATTCTGCTTCGCGGTGAATTGTTGGATTTGGAATCTATTGGACAATAATTAAGGGGAACAGATAAATGGATTATACTTACAAGTTTGAGTTGAACTTTGATGACGGGGCTGGATGGCTCACTATAGACAATGACTATATCATCACAGACAGCATCAAGAGAAAACTCTGTTTCCACAACAACCTTGAACCAAACTCAAACTCACTGCAATTCCAGATGCGAAGGGATTCTATAGTTGGTTCCAAAACTCTTAGTAATTACCTGCTTACTTCAGACACTGATATTCAAATACGGGTAACACGGACAGAAAGTGGAACCGTAAACTATTTGCCTTACTTTGCTGGCTACCTGTCTGACAATTACAAACTGATTGTTAATCACTCTGGTATCGAATTGATTGACATGAAGTCAGAGGATGGAACGAATAAATTACTGAAGCGTAAATATCCTCGCAACCTTAATCTCCTTAGCAAGAAGATTTGTGATACATCAAATTATGCAGACTCTGTTCTTAAACTTGCATTTGGGACAGGATCGGATGCTTCATATGTACCATTCAATCTGGCATCGTTGCCTGATATAGATAACGTAGCGGCTGTAAGCCTCTTCTCAAATTACGAAGACAAGACAACATATGATTATCTTAAGTCAGTCCTTTATGAATACGGTTATACGTTTCTTTTTAACGAATCTGGTGAAGTAGTAGTCAAGTCATACAAACCAGTTTCAACTACTCCGACAACTGGATTCTACAATAAACAAGGAAGTCGAAATATTTATGGTAAAGTTGAAATCAACAAGAACAGGGTTCAGTATAAGGAAGTAACAGTAAACTTCCAGACACTCAAGACTTTATCCAACGTTATTGTATTTACTGATACGACTGGTGGGGATTCTATAAATAAATGTAACATTGAGATTCTTGCTGGGAATTATTATCCAGAAGGAGCATCTGAAAATGATGAGGATGGAATCATTTATTCAGATTACAAACTTGAAACTGGTGAAACGATAATCTCGGTAAATGGTATTACACTTGATGTAGAAAAAGATTCTCAAATATCGTTACTGGATAATACAAACCTCTACAAGAGATGTAAATTAAAATATGTCAACGATGGAGCCTCTACCTATAATATTACACAACTGGATATTTTGGGTACTTCTGTTGTTGCCGAGGATGTGTTCAACAAGGTTACAAAGGGAACCAATGTCGGCGACAAGTATCTCAAATATGATGCAAACAATATCCACACAAAGGCAGAGGCTGAGTTCTTGGCCCAGACTCTCGTAGATTATTATTCCTATGCGAATATAAAATATACCCTTCAGTCGGACGCTGTATTTGCAGTTGGTGATTTTGTTAAGATTGAAGAAGACGCCTTCTCAGGAATAAATACCATGGCTCAGATAATGGAGGTTGAGGATTACGCTGGAACAGACATAAAGAAATACACCTTGATAGGAGCAGGAACTTTATCTGTTACCACCGTTGGAGATTCATCATGGCTCAATTCAAGTCCAACGATCAATAACTACGATCCACAACAAGAAGTAACTACTCAGGATGTAATTGACGCTGTAGCCAATTCTGACGTTGTTGCCCTACAACGCGCCGCCTACTTCTCTGAAGGTAAGGGGATCATAATACCTTTGGATGTCTATCCAGAGGGTGGCATAGCAGAGCCAAGTTATGCCATGGTAAAGCAACTCGCCAATCAATTTCCAACTATATCAACTTATGTAATTCTTGATCCTGATCCTGTACAGCCGTATAGTTCGACAGAGTTGTTTTATGGGATGGCATCTGGCAATGTTCAGGCATACATCCATGATGCGAACTATATCAAGTGGCAATTTTATCTGGATGCAATTAGCGAATTGCGGAAGGCTGGTGTAAAAGTATTACTCAAGGCTTCGAGTGTCGCTGATATTGATAACTTAATTCGTTGGTTCAAAGAAGGAACTCTTGTTAATTTTGATGGAGTAGTTATTCCAGATTTATTTTATCCTTTCATAAATGAACCTACATATTATGAAAACAATAAGACAACTCTAAAAACCATTACTGATTATGCCCATCTAAAAGGATATTATCCAGTAATGGCATTGGGTGGCCCAAATCAAAAGTTTCTTACCGACAAGGCTATTGATGTTTCTATTCTGGAAGAGGCAGGACAAACCGTTGCGGCGGCTGAAACCTTGTCACTCACCTATACCAACAATCTCTATCGGGCATACTTGGAGGAGTTTTCTATAGATAGTTCTTATTTCGATTCAGCAAGATTCAAGGAACTTTTTGAATATTACAATCTTATTTATAGTCAGAATTATGGATATTATGGACAAATAACAAATGGTGGTAGAAAATACAAAGCAGGAATTGCCACTAAAGCAAATGTTGTCATGAAACTGACAGGTGGCAGAGCGCCATATAATGCAGGTGTGTATTATCAACCTCCAATCGGCTTATGGTATCTTTATTCACAGTCTTTCCAAGGCCAGTCTCAGATGACTTGTGATTTGACAGTAACACCGCAACCAGTAACCTCTTACTGGGGCAAACTGTCACCTGATACAGAAACTCTATACAAACTCATGTCTGGTTCCACTTCTTGGCAGGATATTATAGATTCTGCCGCCGCCGCAATCCCCCGTACTCCAACTATTTTTGTTACTGAATTCGTGTCCACAGCCGAACTGTCATGGGAGTATCAATCCGATCTTGGCCCAGCACTCAAATACTATGAGATACTGGTATCCAAGGATCACGATCCAGAAGACTCTGATCCAGACAATGGCACATGGTGGAAACCACGAAACGATGGTATAGATTGGTGGTTTGAGGATGACGACGAACCTCTCCAATTAACCAATGAATTTTATACCTATCAGGCTCCGCTCGAACTGGATGAAGATGACAATTCAATCGAGACAACGTACTTTTTCAAGGTTAGAAGAGTTTCTACCTCCAATTCAGGCTGGGGATATTCTTCTGCTACCCTTCGCCCGTTGGATTCTGTCCAAATCGGCAAAGACACTATCCTTGCGCCTCACATCATGGCAGGTGCAATTACCGCCGACAAGATTGCGGCGAATACCATAACGGCGGCACACATAGCATCAGTCGATGGTGGAGCCATCAGGACTGGCAACATACAGTCTGAGTCTTATTCACCAAATGCCGCTGGCTGGAAACTTGCTCTTTCTGGATCGGCAGAGTTTAACGATGTGGTAGTTCGCGGAACCGTCTATGCAACAGACGGAACATTCTCTGGCTCGATAAACTCTGGCCCACTCATGCTCAACAAGAACCCTCCATCAACTACCTCGACAACAATTACATCTGGTAATTCGGTAGTGACATGGGTACGGGCGTTGCAGTCTGCGGCAAGTATAAACTCTGGATCGTACAACTGTTCAGGCACCTATAACTCAACTGCTCTTGGACGGCTCGAACTGGCAGTTACGAGTGAATCGGTTGTGTACGAGCAGTGGCAAAAGACTGGCACCCATACTGTCACATCAACAACATGGAACCCATGGGCAACCTATATTGCTCCAACTATGTGGACAGACTCCTTTGGGTTTGTACATTTTACTGCTGGATATTGGCAGGGTGCCTATGTAACCTCAACAGTTACTGTAGAAGATGATGTACTGTGGCGACGGACAGAAACCAAGACAACATATATCCTTAAACTTTATTCCTCATCCAACGCAAGCCTCCTGTCAACAACCGACTGGTACGAGACAGGCAGTTCTTGGACGAATACGGGAACGACAGGTGAAAACAAGAGCGCATCCACATCTGCTCCAACTGCGGCATCGGCTACTCAAGGAACAGTTACATTTGGTGCAAGTGGTTCGGTTTCGTTTACAGCGAATGCTTTTACCTATAGGTTGTTGAATCTCCCAACGGCAGACACAGGACTCCCAACAGGAACAGTGTACCAAGATTCTTCGGGATATTTGCGAATCAAACTATAGTATCCAAGATATATTATTAACAAAAGAGGCACCAATGTCAGATGAAGAACGTGAAACGCTAAAACAGCAAGCCAAGGCATATGTCAGGCAATTATATCTAACTCACCGAAATGAGGATATAACAGCATGGGACAGGATAATTGACTTAGTGTGGATGGAGATTGACTTGATGATAGAACATCATTGCGAGGACAAACATCATGAGTGATACATGGGATGGTATCGATAGACGAGGACAGGATCGTCCCTCGGATTTACAATACGCTTTACAGGCAATAGGAACTCGACTCAAGGCGATTGAAGACAACTTTTCACTCAAAGTGGAGAGAGTCTGCGATGATGTAGATGAGATTAAAACGGGTGAAGACAAGAAGCATGAAGTGTTGGAAAAACGCATCTATCAGAGGGTTCTAAACGAGTTCCAGAAAATATCAAACAAACTGGAAATTTTGATGAATGGGAACAGTGCTACCCTGTTGTCTATCCAGAAACTGGACGGACGGGTAGATGGACTTGAAAAACGATTAAATGACTTAGAAAAAGCACCTGCTGAAAATGCTCAAAGAAGATGGCAGGGCATAATTGAAAAAATTGTATCATGGCTGGTGCCTATACTATTGGCTGGTTTGTTCTACTGGGCGAGCAAGGGATTCCCACTAAAATAGCATAGTTTCTACTGAGAGGTAGGAACATATGTGGAAAGACAAGAAGGGCTATTGGCGAATTGGAATAAAAGTTGAAGGCAAATGGGGAAATATGTTCCTACATAGGTATGTATGGACGCAAGCAAAGGGTGAGATTCCAGATGGCTATGACATCCATCATATTGATTTTGATAAAGACAATAATGATTTATCAAACCTTCAAATGTTGACACATGAGGAGCATTCAAGGCTTCATGGTGATTCTGAAATTACGAATCTAAAAAGAAGTATTTCTTCGAGCGGTGAAAATAACGGCTTTTATGGAAAGCATCATTCTGAAGAGGTAAAACAGATGATGTCGAAAAATCAAGAATGTATACAACATTACTTAGGCATCCGCATATCAAATAATTCTGGATTCAAAGGCGTAGAATGGAACAAGCAAAAACAAAAATGGAGATCGCGGATCAGAGTATTAGGAAATAGGATTCATTTAGGTTTGTATGACACACCTGAACAAGCCGCCAGAGCATATGATGAAGCGGCAAAGAAATACTTCGGAGATGATTGTTTCTTGAATTTCAAGCAAGATAATCTCAGAGAGGTTCATGGAATCTCGTAAATCTAATAAATAATAGGAGAATAAATATCATGTCAAGCGGTTTCGGCCAATCTACATCAGGCGCTATTCTTAATCATATCCTCGGGAAGACATCTTACACGATGCCGAGTTCAGTCTACGTCGCTCTTTACACCGTGGCTCCGACTGCCACCACGGCAGGAACAGAGGTGAGCGGAAACAACTACTCCCGCGTAACGGTTGCTCCCACTGCGTTTACCGTGACAAACGCTTCAGCGGCATCCAATGCTGATATTACATTCCCAACTCCATCGGGGAGCTGGGGTACTGTCGTAGCGGCATCACTCATGTCTGCAACAACTGGTGGAACTCTCATTGCTTTCGGTTCGTTGACTGTCTCCAAGACAATCGCACAGGACGACATAATCAAATTCGCTTCTGGCAACCTTACCATCAGCCTCGCGTAATAAAACAATTTAAGAATAGAAAGGCTCTTCCTTCTTGCAAATAGGAGGAGGAGCCAATTTTTTAGGGAGTCAAAATGGCACTGACATTTGGATCAGAGTACGCATTCAATAGTGCGGCGACACACTATAACCGTATAGCAAAACTTGACTCTACTCATTTCGTAACCATCTATACTGATGTAGGAAACTCAAATTATGGCACTGCCAGAATAGGTACTCTGTCTGATAGCACTATTTCTTACGGTGCAGAAAGTGTATTCTATTCGGGGACTTGTTATTACCATGATGTTGCGATGCTGGATGCAAGCAAGTTTGTAGTAGTCTATAAAAATGCTTCAGACAATAAACTATACTCAAGGATAGGTACTGTTTCATCTGGAACAATTTCATGGGGTACAGTTTCTGCGGCAATGTCATATGCAGATTGCGGATACTATCTCAGAGTAGCGGCTTCATCTGCGACACAATTTTCAGTCCAGTTTCAGGATACTAATAATGCCTATTATTCTACCATAAAAAAAGCGACTGTATCGGGCAATGCCATTACATTGGTTGGTGGATCAATAGCGTTGAACGCATCAACTGGAACGACACTTGCCCAGATTGCCGTCTCGGCAGACAATTATATAAACTTTTACAATACAGCAGGAAATTATGGATATGCTAAATATAATTCGGGTACTGAACAGGCATTCTATACTGGTGCAGTCGTATCAGCGTCTGCTGTCCTGTTGGACTCTACACATTTTGCTGTTGCATATCGCAAGCCTACAAGTACCTATACTGGATTTGTAAGGATAGGAACACTTTCTGGAACCAGTATTTCTTTTGGAACTGAGTATACCTTTAACAATGTAGATACAGATCAACTTTCAATATCTGCTTTTGATGCCACACATATAATAATTTCATATCAAAACACAGGAATATCTTCATATGGTAATTTGATTACAGGATTGGTTGATGGCACTGAAATAATTTTTGGTTCACAGACAGTATTCAACCTTGCAACGACTGAACAGACTGCTATTGCTTGTTTGGATGCAACCAAGTTTGTTGTATCATACAGAGATGCAGGAAATTCAAACTACGGTACTGCAATCGTCGGTACTTCTGGGTATCAAATCCAGTTTGGCCCCGAAAATACTTTCCAGACAAATAGTTCCTATATTTTAGGCTCATGCGAAATAAATACGACAAAGTTTGTAAATGTATATTATGATGGTTCGATTTCAAAAATTGTGTTGGGAACAATCAGTTCAGACACAACTATTACATTTGGGACTGGTTATACATTTTATTCTGGGGCAATATATCATGCAAGTGTGACTTTGCTTTGGGCAAATTCCACAACAGCAAGAGTTGTAGTCACCTATTTAACATCCTCGAATACAAACATCAAGGCAAGGTGTATAGATATTACGCTTTCTGATGGCAGTTATACGCTCTGCTCAGAGAAAACAGTAGGTACGACGGCTTGTGATCAGAGTGATGCCAACAATTCATCTGTTTACAGATTAAGCGATACTTCATTCCTCATGATATATAAGACATCCAGTGCGGGTAAAATGGTTGCTTGTACGGTTTCTGAAACAGGAGTCATCACCAGTGGTTCTGAAACAAATATTTCTACAGGTACAGTATCACATCCGTCAGCCTCCATACTAAGTTCAACATCTGCCGTAGTTGTATTTTCAAACGATAGTAATAGCAACTATGGTGAAGCAAGGGTTTTAACCATTACAGGTACTTCAATTTCTGTTGCGGCAACAAATGTTTTTACATCAACTGGCACAATAAACATTTTGCAATCTACAGCAATAAGTTCATCAAAAATACTG